TGTGGCCGGGGGTGCGCTTGGGTTTGTTCACCCCCGCAAGATTATGCTTCTTTAGAAGGTTCTTTCTTCTGGTTTCATGCGCCATAACTATTACACCTCAAGCCTGTGCTATCTCCTTGTACCTAGACCAGTTGCGATTCATCACTTCAAACCACTGATCCATGGTAATCACGCAGTTTAGATTATGCTCTATTTCCCACGCTGTGTTAATAGCATAAAGCGGCAAACAAACCTGTATGGGTTTGTGGTTATATTTATAAATAAGCACAGGTATCTTCTTTCCTGCGGCTTCATGGACCTGTTTAAGCCACTCAGGCTTGTAGGTCCAGCCCTCTTTGTAGTGTTTGCACTCGACTGCGTGGTAGGGGATGTCGATATCAGCCAGATTTGCCTGCTGATATTGGTCTAAATTTCGTTTGCAATTAAAATCTATGTCTTGGGACTCAAGCCACTCATTAATTGCAAATACTACGGAACGCTCAAACGAGGCTCCTTTGCGCCTAGAATCTGCACCCATAAGGAATCATTGCTATAACCATAGGCGGAGTATAGCATTATGGGTGTCAGTGCTTTCAAGCGCTGATTCATCTCAGCTTGCCATCCCCTAGTGGTGAGCTTTGGCCGTCATCACATCATATCTCCGGTAAAGTGTTGAGTGGTGGCGGCCCTTCCTTGCAGTAACCCATGAGTTTTTTTGCGAATTGAGTGCGCCAAACTCAGCTATAGCGATACACCTCGCGCCGATTTGCTCTAGGGGGTGTACACCCAATCAACTAGCCAAAATCTCCATAAAAATCAAGCACTTAGGAGTCCCTAGACCATAGAGCTGTACTCCCTCTGCACATAGCACACACAAACTTGCACAAAGATGCAGGCTTGCACACACGCAAAAAAGCCTTACAAATCAATGACTTAGGGGGAGAGGCGGGAATTTCCCGATTTTTGAGGTTTTGAGAGGGCGAGCGCCCTCTGCTTGTTTTTTTTCTTTACACGTCTTTTTCTGACGGCTCGATCACTTCTGCGCCGAGCAAGCTCTGAAGTCTAGACTTAATATCTTCTGAGTTCATTGAGTCTATGTTCGCATTGATGTTCAAGTTCTGGCTGCGGTTGATTGATAAACCAGCCAGCTGATTAAGTTCTTTGATAGCTGAAACCGCAGCGTTGTAGTGGCCATCCTCGAACGCAGTCTCTGCCACCTTCCACAACATCGTGCCAGTCTTCTCAGGAGTGATCGCATACTTCTGCCGAAGCTCTTCTTGCTTGAGCCTAACGGCTTTCGTTACCTTCGGGAAGTGTTGACCATTGAGCATCTTGCTTGCAGCTGACGCTGGGAATTCAAACCCAGCTCTTCGAGCGGCTTCAGTCTGGCTACACGCACCTTCGGTGTAGTGCCAAACGAACGCATTCTGCATCGCAGTGATACCATTCTCCTCATCCTTCTCAAAGGCATCAGGAACGGCTACGAGAGTTGGCTTTTCTTTCTTTTGTCTTGCCATTGCTTTTTCACTAACTCAGCGAAGACTTCTCTTCCATGCTCCTCAGTGTACTGCGTATCATTATAGTACGAGCGCTCTTCACAATTCAAAATAAACCAGCGCTGAAAGTTCTCTTCAAAATCCCTACTGCCATCGTAGATAAATTTTTCCATCACACTCTCCTTCGTTCACACAGGTAGGGTAGTGTACCCACTTCCTACATTAGCCTATGCATTAACCACAATACTAGTGTTTACTACTGCTTATGCTGCTTTTAAAAATTTAATAAATAAAGGGTATTCTACACTACCTATATATTTAACCTCTTACAAATCAATAACTTAGCTAAATTCGACATAAGTGCATAGCTAAGTGCATAGGGCACCCTATCCTCACCCTATTTCACAACATTTGATAGCGAGTCGTAACATACAACAACACACACCAACACGCGACAGGTCAGTGTAAGGTAGCCACACCCTCATCTGTCACTACCAAATCCTCCACCTCACCCACGATCTCCACGCCCGATCCTTCGGCCATCAGCTCCGCTTCTTCGCGTGTATCAGCAAGTAAGTTAGGTCCGGCGTAACACACGCCATCATCCCAGAACATCGTGAGAAAGATCCTCACTCCTCCTCCAGATAACGTGCGACCATGATCCCACCAACCACCACAAGCACAGGTAATGCAGCAAAAAATGCGGCGATAACACTAACGGTCAGCGCAAGATAGGATAGTGCCGAGCGCAGATGGCTCGACTTAATAATCGTCTGAGCTGTATCCAGAATACTTGACGCTTGTGTCCTGATCTGGTTTATCGTAGTCAAGATCGTAGACTTTCTTTCCATTTGACCTCCTTGGCTCAATTCCTTTTTCATGCAAGATGCGTGCAGCGTCCTTGAAGTCAGGCATCCGGGGAGCTTTGATCCCCAGATCCTTCAACAACTTGGTCATCTGCACTGGTTCAGTGATGCGGCTGTCAAAGCGCACATGCTCCAGTATCAGGTCTTCTACAACTGACTGTGTTCTGTACACTTCGTTACTATCATGCAGCATTTCGCGCTCTTGTGGGCTTAGGAACCAGTTCTTCTGGCCCTGTACATACATAGTCTCCTTCACCTCGGCCCACAATTGCTGCATATCAATTCCATGGTTGAAATTGATACTCCGCACTGGAATTACCCAGAACCTCCGGTTCCCAGACGTATCCGTCAGAAATTCGCGTGCGTTAACGCTCGCATAGAAGGCTGTGCGCCGTTGATAGCGCGAGAAGCCCCGATCATAAGGTAAGCGCAGCTCATCGCTCTTGGCCGTGACAAAAGCCTTCAGCTGGTCTATGTCAGACTTCTTAAACGTAGACTCAATCTCTCCCAGCTCCACGATCCAGTGGCTGACAGCACGCTTCACACTGTCCTTGTCACTGGGATTGAGCGTAGCACCCTCCAACAGCCAACCCTCGTCATAATTCGCTAAGCGCTTGAACCACAGCGTCTTACCAAGACCTTGGGCGCCTTGGAAGACTAGTATGCCCTCCAGCTCAACTCCGTTGGGTTCGCATGCTGCTGCTACGCAGGATATTAACCACTTTTTCATGAGCATCTCTTTCAATGGCTCATTCTCAGGACACCCAATCGTGTCTAAGAACTCTTGCAGGCGACTACGTCCATCCCATGGCTTGGATTCCATCCACTCTTCGACAGGATTGTATTTCTTACAGATCACCTTGAGATAATCAGCCACCATAGAGTGCGGAACACCCATCGTGATGCAACGATTTTTAATCTCAGTTAAAGACGCATCTTCTTTCAGGTCCGCTATGAACTCCATGTTCGGTATGTCTATCTCCATGACCTTTTTGATCACGTTATACACCACTGATATAGAGTTGACTGTCAGCACGCCCTGTATGTTCTCTTTGACGTTCAAATATTTGCCTGTGGAGCTTTTAGCAAACTCATAGTCCACCGGGGTAATGTCGGCAAGCGTAACTGGCTTTGGTTCCTCTGGGCCTAGCAACTCACCCTCTAACACCTCAACCACCTCCCTGCCTTCATCGTTGGCGTGGTCGTTATAATCACCAGCGCTCATTGGCATCAGCACCTCAGCCTGTCCCTTCAGCTCCTGTATGACTTGGCAGGCTTTCACAGCCTCCCTCTCTCCCGTCTTGCTCTTTTCATCATTGTCCGCAATGAATACATGCTTCTTAGTCTTGAAAAACGGAAAGAACACCTTGGCGACATTCGATAAGTTGTAGGCGTCGAAGCACACAACCACTGGCTGGTTATGGTCCGCAAAATAACTGGCCCCAGTTGCGTAACCCTCGACATAATTTATTCTGTCGCACTCACCTAACAAGTCCTTGCCAATAAAGAAGTAGTTACTTTCCTTCTTCGAGCCGTACTCAATTTTTTTGTTGCCATCCGCATCAATCTTTTGCAGGCCAGCAATCTCTCCCAGATAGTTCTCAATCGGGATCATGAGCGATCCGTTTTTATCTACACGCAAACCATAGGAGTAGACATTCTTCTTCTCTAGGTACGGATGTGTCTCACAAGGCGCTCCAAGTTCCCACTCTTTGCTGGCGCGTTCAGCTCCTTGTTTGTAATGCTCCTCCTGCTCTGCCTTGCGCTTCTGTTCACGCTGCTTTGTTTCTTCTTGTATCTCTTTCTTGCGCTCTGGGGATATCTCCGCCCAGTTCTCAGCGTTCTCAGGACGGAACACTGCTGTTGGTTCAGTAGAGCTGATCCGGTAATCCCCTACCCTTCCGTATGGTACTTCCTGATCGAGCCACAGCTGATACCAGCCATTTTGTTTGTTTTTTGCATCACCATTAATGTATGCTCTACCGATACTGCCATCTGTGATCAGGCCTTTTTTGGAATCGTACTCGTAACCTCGATTCAACAGAAAGTCCATGAACTCAGACCGCACATCCCCAGATAGGGGCTTGTCCAAATTCTTCAAATTCTTTGGTGGTTTAATTTTCATATCTTCCGGCTTGTGTAATGTGCTAGATTGTGTAAACTAGCACAACTTTTTATAAATATAAACAACCGGAGGATTTTATGATAATGGTAACTAGTGGAGGCGGGGGTGATTACGAGAATTTGCCAGTGGGTCGGTACAAGGCAACGTGTTATCGCATTATCGACATGGGGACGCACAAGAGGAGTTGGCAGGATCAACCAGAGAAAGATAAGCGAGAGCTTAGGATCTACTGGGAGATTACCCATCAACTACAAGTTGACGGCAGTGGCGCAGAAGAGTGGGGTGCAATTCAAATGGCGGACGGTCGTCCGTTTTCTACTTCTAAAAAGTACACGGCGTCACTGCATGAGAACGCAACGCTGCACAAAGATTTAAAGAGTTGGCGAGGGCGCAGTTTTACTGAAGAAGAGATCAAAGGGTTTGAGATGAGCAATGTGCTAGGCGTGACCTGTGAGATCGAGATAATCGAGTATGGTACGGAAGGCAAGACTGCTGTGGACTCTTTATATAAGCCAGACGGTGGGGCTAAGAAAGTCGATACGATCAACGAGATAGAAGACTTTGACATAGAAGTGTACTGTCAAGAATGGACGGGTCAAAGTTCAGCAGAGTCTAAAAAGATGTGTGATATTTTTGAGACACTTCCGCCGTGGCTGAAAGAAGAGATTACTACTTCTCAGGAAGTAGAGAAGGCTCAAGGGACAAAACCGCCAACGCCCCCTCCCTCAGAGCCGCCACAACAAGGCGGTGGACTTGCGGACCTGTCGTCTAACGACAAGGATGAAGACATACCGTTTTAGTTCCTAGCTGCATGCTCTGGGGATTTGTTTATTCATATCTCCGGCGAGTCCCCAGAGCTGCGGCGCTTTTGGAGATATATTAAATGGGAAAACCGAGAAAAGGAAACAGCACAAGATACTTACGCATCATGGGTGCTGAACGAGAGGGGATGTACAACATAGAAGTTGGCAGTCTTGTTTTTGTGCAGGACGCAAAGAACAGAAACACATTCCATTTGCCGGGAGGAGACAAGGTAAGTAAGGACTGGATCTACAAACAAGCTGTCGAACAGAATTGGGGTACACCAATAAAGCGCTACATTCAAAAACCAACGCGATGACAAGAAAGATAACGATTACAATCGAGTTGGAAGGCGATGAAGCAGAACAACTAATCGAGGCGTTACTCGATAAGGAAGAAAAGGATGACAACAGAGAAGAAGAGAAAGAGGGGCAGGCCAAGAAAAAATGAATCGTTGTACCGAATCGAATCGGTAGTCCATTCGCCTAGCCACTATTTGAGTGGCGACATTGAGTGTATTGACGCGATGGTTGCTGCATTTGGAATAGAAGCAGTTAAAGTGTACGCCAAACTCAATGCGTTCAAGTATTTGTGGCGTGATGGCAAGAAAGATCACGCAGAAGAAGATTTGCGTAAAGCGTCTTGGTACACACGGTTTGCAAGTGGTGACGATCCGCGTAATGATAAATGAGGCGGGGCGAAAGTCGGGGGAGCGCTGGCGTCCGACTGAAATTCCTTAGTTCATTATGAACTCTAAAGTAACGGATGCGATGAAGAGCCTGCTCGCCATAATGAATTTTCATCGGGCCAATTGCATCAACCAGCGCATAATTTAACAAGGGAGTAGCCATGGATTTTAAAGTTGGATTTTATGAGGATGTACCTTACGAGGAGTACGCCTCGATACCTGCCTATCGATCTCACGATCTAACCACAGTCATCAAGTGTCCATACAAGTGGAAGAATGAGCTGCCCATGAAAGAATCACCCGCACTGATCGAGGGACGGTTGCAGCATACGTTGTTTCTGGAGATCGATAAGTTTGATGATGAGTTTGTGATAGAGCCTAACGTGGACCGCAGGACTAAGGCTGGCAAGGAAGAATACGAAGACTTCAAGGCAAGCATAGGTGATCGATCACCAGTCAAGCAGGACATGTACGATGTCTGCATGGAGCGCAGGAAGGTCGTAGAAGAATATGTTCCACATGAAACACACAAGGTAGAGCTGACGCTTTGCTTTCACTGGCACAACCATCCGTTTAAGGCGCGTATGGATTGGTACGATGGTGAGAACGTCTGGGACTTAAAGACTGCGCGTGACGCTTCTCCTAGAGGATTCAAGAGCGCCATCAATAACTTTAACTACCATATGCAGGCTGCTTTGTATCTCGACGCTGCCAAAGCTTTGGATTTGCCAGCAAACCAGTTTATGTTTCTGGCTCAAGAGAAGGCGCATCCCTACCCTTTTGCGGTTTATACACTAAGTGAGGAGGCCGTTGACTATGGCAGGGCTAGGAACGAGCAGGCGCTTAAAACCATCATTGATTGCAAGGACCGTGACGACTACAAGCCGTTCAACGTGTCTGGAATCCAGACGGTAGATATCGGTGATCTCTACTAAAGAACAAGAGGATATCTGGGCTGAGGAGCGTAAATACTGCGCTGCTCGCTTTGTATGGCATCGCAGGAGCCTGCTAACGCCTAAGCGTTTAACGTGGGAAGCTTGGTGGGAGCGTATGTTTCAAGACAACTACAAAGACTATGTTCGTAAGATGATGGACAAAAAAAAGGAGGCCTAAGCCTCCACTCCTTTCAGAATCTCCAGATCAGCTTGAGCAGACCCGAACAGGTTATAGATACTCCAAAGCGTCTGTCTTAATCTTTGACCATGATAATCCAGAA